AACAAAAAGACCCTGTGTTCAAAGCCGACTGCGATGACGCATTGGAGACAGCTCTGGACAGAATGGAAACAGTCGCTTGGCAACGAGCGAAAAGAAAGAAGGCACCGTCTGACCTACTGTTAATTTTTATGTTGAAAGGCTACCGCAAAAAGTTTTCAGACAAACTACAATTATCAGACCCTGATGGAAACAATCCCCTGTTACCACTCGCGAACGCTTTACGTGATGCGTTGGATAAAAACTGATGGTGTACGTTAAAAAAGCAGACAGGGAAAAACAAACGGCTAACGATATGGCGCTCGCTGTTTATCAGCAGGCGATAGTTAAGACACTCAAAAACCCTGAGTGGTTCTTTAACGAAGTATTGAGATGTGAACCCCTGTTACCTTGGCAATTAAAAGCGGTCAATGCAGTATTAGACATACACCGTAAAGCACTTGGACTCCCGACGGTCGTAAATCACAAAGCGTTACCCGGAATAAGTATCGTGTCTGGTCACGGTACAGGTAAAACTCAACTACTAGCGGCTGTTGGTCATATATGGATTTTCGTGTTTCCTGTGTTAGCTGTTGTGACGGCACCTAAGCAAGATCAAATCAAAACAAGGTTCATGCCGCGCTTCCGTTTACTGTTACGAAACGCATTAGCTGAATATAAAAACACAGTTAAAGTCGATTCACTTAAAGTATCCAGGTTCGGTAATCCGGATTGGGGTATCCAGGGGGAGACTGCGTCAGAACCAGAAAACATTGCTGGTTATCACGACACACCACAACTTGTTTTAGTAGACGAAGCCTCAGGGCAAAGACTAGATGCTATGTATCAAACAATGGAAGGGTCATTAACAACAGCCGGTTCTGTGTTAGTTGAGATAGGGAACCCGACACGAAGCAGCGGCGAATTTTGGATGCATCACAATAAACCTAGTGTGATGGATGATTACTTTAAGATGCACGTCAACTACGAGGACGCAGGTAAGATAATATCTGAACGCTGGGTTGACAGGATGCGTAGGAAGTACGGTGAAGACTCTCCTGTTTATAAAATACGAGTGCTTGGGTTGTTTGTAGAAGCTGAACGGTTTCAATTATTATTTTATGGCTGGTTATCTGAAGCACTAGAACGCCAAGTTGCTGAGGATGGGTCTATACCTAGGATTGTTGTATCAGCAGATGTCGCGGATGGAGGGGATGATTTTTGTGTTATCACCACTACTAAATTTTATGAAACATTTACAGTAATGGCGAAACAAACAAAACACAGCTTCCCGTCTACTGAATCTACAATACGTCTTGCTGACGAATGTGAGAAAACATTTATCGCTTGTGGTGGAACAAAAGAGAACGATACAATTGTCATTGACGCTGTAGGTGTTGGTGCCGGATCGGCTGGTACATTAGTCAGGCGTGGTTATAACGTTGTGCCGTTCAAGGGTGGCAAACAATCTGATGATCCTTCAGAGTGGAGAAATAGGCGTGTACAGTGTTCGCTAGCGATGCGCAACGATTATAGGGACGGCAAAGTTATTATTGCCGATGACGCTTTTGCCGATGAAGAAGACCTAGATGAATTCTTCGACCAAGCAACGTCAATTAGGTTAAAACACGATTCAGATAAAGAGGAAGACATAGAAACTAAAGAACAACATTTAAAAAGAACATTAAAATCACCGGATAGATTTGATTCGCCTATGATGGCTTACACTTCTGAGACACCTTACGAAGCAACTGAAGGTTTTGTTCAATCAAATGTAGGAACCTCTGTTATTCAGAACGGGAATGGGGATTGGTAATAATGCGCATTGGCAATTTTAACTTATCGTTTAAGAAAGATATAGTACCACCACAGCACGAAGTGTCTTATTCAGAATCTTCCTTGTATACTGCCGGAGATTTTAAACGCTATAACCCAGATGATCTTATTGGTCGAAAAGGATATGACGTTTACCGAAAGATGCTACGTACCGATGAACAAATAAAAGCAGCGGTTAGGTTTAGGCGTAACGCCGCCACATCTCGTGGATGGGGATTCAAGTTTCCAGATAACAACAAACTGCCTTACAATGAACAAGAATTAAGAATCAAAGTATTGACTAAGGCCATTAAATCCATGCCAGGTAAGTTTACAGATTCAATGAACGGTATTATGTCCAGTATGCAATATGGTTTTTCACTGTCTGAGAAAACGTTCAAGTCGTTTGACTTAGAGGGAACACCATATTGGGGTGTTAAGGCTATATCCCTTAAGCCGTTTGACACGTTTGTTTTTAATGTAAAATCAACTGGTGAACTGGACACTGTTACACAAGAGATTGATGGACAGAATATAAAAATAAACATGAAACGTATGATTCATCACGTACACAACGCAGACACAGACAAACACTATGGACAGTCAGAATTAAGAGAGGCGTACCGTTCTTTTTGGTCTAAGGATGTTATAATAAAGCTTGAGAACATATTTTTAGAACGTATGGCTGGAGGTCTTGCGTGGATAGAACCGACTGGTTCAGCGACTGTGACGAAAGGGACACCATTACACACAGATATAACAAATATATTAAATAACATACAAACTAAAACAGGAATACTATTACCCAAAGATTTTAAACTTAACTTAGAGTCACCTAAGGACACAGAGGCATTTGATAGAGCTACCAGCAAACACGATAGAAGTATATCAAAGGCTTTATTGATGCCTAACTTGATAGGACTATCAGATCAAGGTGATACAGGGTCATATGGTCAGTCACAAACACAACTAGAGGCTTATTTGTGGATGTTGGACGCTGAAGCTAAGGATTTAGCGGAAACCATAAACGAACAGTTGATAGAAGAATTGGGTATGTATAATTTTGCAGATGGTGTTTACCCAGAGTTTTATTTCAAACCATTATCAAAGGCTATGCTTAAAGTTATCATTGACGTATGGAACACACTAGTAAAATCTGGTGCTGTTGAAGCATCAGATACTGACGAAGAATATTTAAGAGAGCTATTAGAATTTCCTGAGAAGGGAGAAACCTTAAGTAAACCAGAAATTGAAGATCCTACTCTACCCTCCATTGAAGAACCAGGATTGGATGAACCAGGAACTGAAGAGCCTTCTCAGGAACCAATTGAAGAAACAATAGTTGGCAACGAACTATTATTAACACGAGCGCAGAGCCGCGTTGATTTTGCAGCTATCGAGAGAAGCACAGAGATATTACTCAATCAAGGTGTTAATGAATTTGCCACAGCTATGCAGGACATAGTCGAATACGTTGCAAATCAATTAATAACTGACCCTGAGTTAGCGACCAATCCAGAGACAGTGAGGAAATTTAAAATACAGGCAAGTTTAAAAACTGACTTAAAGAAAACAGCTAAACGTATGTTGACGTCTGGCTGGCGTGTTGGCAGAAGCAATGCACAAAATGAATTAAAGAAAGCTGGCCTGGATAAACGCTTTGCCGCTCTGACAGATGAGGCAGCAAAATCTTTTTTTGAGTCTAAGTCCTTTACTATAGCGGGTAAGCTTAATGATGATGCTTTATTGCTAATCAAGAATTCAATTTTTACTGGAATTAAATACTCAAAGTCAACCGAACAAATTATTGAATCAATATACATGGCATTAGGCATGGCGGGCATGTTAGAGCGTTCAGTGGTTGAGGATCTATTGGGTGAAGCACTTAATGTTAAGAACCCGTTACATAGGCTTGAGAATATTGTTCGTACTAATACATTTGAGGCGGTCAATGAAGCAAGGTTTAGTTTGTTTACAGGTAGTGACGTGCGCGGGTTTGTTGTAAGTCTTCAATATAGTGCAATATTAGACAGTGTTACTACCCCTATATGCACATCATTAGATGGTAAGGTACTTTTAGTCACCGCTAGTGAATGGGATAGTTTACGTCCACCTAATCACTATCAATGTAGGAGTTTGTTGATTGCAATAACAGTAACAGACACAGAAAAAGTTACGGGGCTTCCTGAAAGTGTTAGTTCTGGAAGGGTCTCACCACTAGAAGGTTTTTCTTAATTAAGGAGTTCCAAAAATGACAACTGTTGTTAAAATAAGTATTGTAAATATATGTGATGATTAT